ACCAAAGTCCAGCACGGCCACAGATTTATTGCTCTTGCTCGCGTTGTACATCAAAGCACAACGAGCAGTCACTGCGGTTGTCCAACTCACGTTGTCCCAGTTGACGTAGGCCGTGTAACCATCGCTGCTGATCTGCACGCCTGTCATCACTTGACCACCGGCTGTATAGCCAGACGCTACAACCTCATTGGTGCTTGAATAGGCCGTGGTAGCTGCGTTCAAGTCTGCGGCAGCGGTATACAGGGCGATTTTGATCGTGTCGGTAGACAAGTCGTGAATGCCCTGATACAGCTCTTTTTTGAAGCTGGTGGTTTGGGTTTGGACAATAGAACTCATGACACTTGAACCCTAACCTGACCGTCGCGGTACGCATCCATGCGTTGTTTGCCGTCACCCAAGTTCTTGAGCAGTGCAATTGCTTGAACATACCGGTCGTTGTACAACTTGACCATGTCTGGCTCACCTTTGATGTAGGTGATGGCTTCGCACATGGTGCCGTACAGCAACGCTGAATCAAAATTATCGCCAAGCCATGTTGTACCTGCGGTAACAATTGATTCTGGTATGTAATAATAATGCAGCTCAGCACTGTATGTGATGCTGGGTGTGGGGCCAACAATGAACGACAGTTCATTTACATCGTTGGACTGGGGGCCAAAGATTGCATAGTGCTTGGGCTTGCCTGTGGTTGCTGGGTTTGGATAAGCTTCACGCATGAAGTTCACATCCTTGTTCAGCAAGTACAAATACTCGCCGCCACCCACAGGGAACAGAGCCAATGAATACACCGAGAGAAAATCATTCGGGCAAGACAAGTACTTGTTGCCGGATGTAATCGTGCCCGTCACGTTTTTACGCAAATTGGCAAGTTGAACAGTGTTATAGATGCGCTGCTCTGCCTGCTTAATGAACGTGTTCATGTCTACCGTGGGAAAATTATTCTCACAGTAGTCACTTACCAAGGTGACGAGTTCGGTGTATGTCATGCCATCGGGCCTCGGGCGTACAGCCCTTTTGTCGCTGCGCCAGTACCACGGATTTTGATGCCGCTGGTTTTGACTTGCTCATCGCCAGCCGACTTGCTTTCCGCGCCAACGCTGACATCCAAAGTGTCGAGCTTGCTGCGGTTAGGCTCTTTGCCGGGGTTCGATGAAATCTTGACAGCTTTGCCAGTCATTGTGTGGGGCTTGGCGTAGACGCTGGCTTGGCCAACTTCTTTGCCCATCATCTTTTTGCTAAATGTAGCCATGATTAGCCTCGTTTCTGTGCTGCAATTTTGGCCAGATTACGACCCATTGTTTTCATGTTGGCATTGGTTTTACCGCCGCCTTTGCCTGTACCGCCATCCATCATTTTGGCAGTGGGGCCGCTGTTACCGAGGTTCTTGCCTTCGGTCTTGCCTTTTTGGGCGATGCCATCGGCTGCGCGTTTAAATGTCATGTCTAACTCCTATGAAACGGATACCGTTACTGTACCAACAATTGTCGTTCCCACCAAGTAGTTTGGAGTGAGTGACGCATCAAAACCGCTGGAGCCACCCACTGGCCGCCAGCCCCATTGAATATCTCGTGAACCGCCAGACAAATTGCCCGCTGAGTTCACGCCCGAAGTCACATACGTTGTGTCCCGACGGGGGTTGCGCAACGCTTGCGGATCATCCACCGGGAACGTGCCCAGCATTAACTGGGGTTGATCTGGGTCAAAACACTCAGGGCACACCAACAACTGGTACTTGCGTTGCTTAATGATCTCTTCTTTAAGCTTTTTGAGTTTGAATTGTTGGCCGCAGCGATCACACTCAGCGATCGCTTTTTTGCCAGATGCAAAACGGTTACCCATTATGCAATCTCCATTTGATTGCTTTTACGCAAATTGTCAATGGCTGGAATGACTTGTAAATTGTAGGGCGTATGAAACCCAGAGGCAAGTTTTCCGCGCAATGGGATTACATGGTCAACATGCCACGCAAAACCAAACAACTTGGTGCGCAATGCGGCTAATTCATATGCCTGCTCAATCATCCACAAGTCGTCAGGTGTAAGCCATGCAGGGGTGCGCTTTAACTTATCCGCGTGTTGTTTATTACGTTTCGCCAACACCCGCGTGTAATTTTCTTCGTAATATTCTTTGTATGCGGCTTTAACTTTTGCGGCATTTTTTACACGGTATTGTTGTTTACGTTTGGCGTCATGTGCAACATTTTTTTTGCGCCAGTCTTGGTGCATCTGGCGAATTTTTTCCGGGTTTTGTTCCCGGTATTGTTTATTCCGGGCATGCACAATATCTCGGTTTTTTGCTTGGTTTTTGCGCACCGCAAATGCCGCACATGAAATGCACCCGTACGACGCTACATATCGTTCCCCCTCTAACTCGGGGTGTTTTGCGCACACTTTTCCGCCGTACCGAGGTAAGTTATTTTTTTGCGCTTCTAAACGAGGGGGCAGCATAATTTACGATATGAACATTTGTCGGGGGACGAATCGCACAGCGGCTTTTTCTCGATCCTCGCCAGCGGCCATCTCAAAGGTCTCGTCGTAAATCTGTTTGAGCATCTGGATGCGGGGCATCAACTCAGGGGTCTTCACGGCAATATGGTACGCCAAACCCGCTGCGACAGCAGGCAGGAAGCGGAAGTTCATGTCAGCAGTTTCAGCACCTGCGCCAGCATCTTGAACTCGACGCAGTCTCCAATATACGAATTGGTAAGTTGTGCTGTTATCTGGGGTAGGCCAAACAGTGACGGCAGGAAGTTGAGGAACATAAACTGCAGTGGATGCTGTGTGTGACGCGGCTGTAGTGTTATTTTGCCCGCGGAAAACACCGCCCAAGACGTTGCCTGAGATGTAGGTGTAGTAAATGTCTTCCGTGCCCAGGCGAATAAATCCTGAGCCGGCTAACCCAACCACCGTGTCAAGCGTGATCGTGGTGTCCGTGGCGTTGATGGTCGAGGCGAGAACAGAACTTGTAGGATTGACCTCGCCAGATAACCGCTGAACCCATACCTGAATCGGTCTTGCCTGTTGTAACTTGTTTGGAATCGTTGCATACGTCGAGACGCTGATGCGCGTGATTGTCAAATCGGCTTGCGTGGAAGCGGTGTTGGACCCTGTTCGGATCACTTGCTCCAGCAGATCAATGGTGTCGGTGGGCAATGCATAAGTTGCCAACCCGGGCGTGAGGTTAATGAAGCCTTGCTCCATCGTCCACATGTTGATGCCCTTGTTCTGCCACTCGATGGTCATCAAGTTCATCGAACGACGGGCAGTTCGCAGGTCATAACCTGAACGCATTTCCCGGCCAGCGCGCTCCCATGCCTCCTCCGCAATCTCGGTGAAGTCCATGTTAAAGATCGAGCTGCCGGTTGTGGTCACAGTAATTCCTTTAGACGCAAACCAATGCGAATTAATTCGTCAAAATTTGCGTCGCTTTTGATGCGGTTAGCTCGGTGGCTAACAACCCAAACGTTGCCGGGAATATACCCTTTTTTAGGGTCAATCCTATCTAACGATGGGTGTACGTCAACAGATTCCGCGTACGGATCAAGCGCAACTCCCAGCAGCGGGCAAATTTCTGGCACATGAATGTCATGTACGGTAATTGTAAATTCGGTACCAGTTCTTTTGCAACGTTGTTTTGCAATATTAAATAAATAAGCTGCTGGCCTGCGTTGCCGGCGCGTTAACCAAGGCTTGGTTTTTGCTGCTTGCTCATTGCATTTTTTACGTCGCTCAGCTTTTGCTTCTTCTGAAGCATCCGCCCATTTTTGTTTGTAGCGTTCATGATAGTACTGCCGCGCGTTTTCTTTCAGCTTTTCTTTTCTAGCTTGATAGTATTCGGCCTGATACGCAGCCCGTGATTGGACGGCGGCAGTAGTGGTCATTTCATGCCTTTGAGGGTTTCAGCAAAGCGTGCGCGTTGCCCAATTTTACCGGGCTTCTTTGCCGCTGCGGCAAGCTTTTTGGCGGGGATTGTTTTGCCCGCGGGCACGCCCAACTCTTTTTTCAAAGCGCCGGGTTTTTTGATTGCCTTCTGAATCCATTTTTCAGCCATGATTACCTCTTTGCAGTTTTTGCAGATTGCACAAATGCGTCAGCGGAAGGAGCGCCCTTGGCACCCGGTTTGCGCATATGCTCACCAGAACCCTCGGCGATCCTTTTACGTTTGGCGTTGATGTTGGCATACAAACCGACCGGACCACCCTCAGCATACTGCGTGAAGTCGGTGTCATCCCTGCGGGCTTTTCTTTTCCCGCTGGGCATCTTGGAGGGGGCGATGGCCCCCATGCCGCGACTGGCTAACATCTCAGC